GTACGGGAAGGCAGTTGCTCACAGCCAAGTGAGCGCTCACTGTTTAAGTCGTGAGTCACGGGGCGACTATGTCGCGTAGCACCAGCAAAGTGCCAGATTAGGTATGTTGTGTGTGTGATGTGTAGTCAAGTAGGTCATATTTGGTATACGTCTCGAGCCACTACACCGTCCAAGTGATCACTTGTCGATGGATAATTGTGAAGGGAGACGAACCCTACAGAAAAAGATGTTGGGCGATGACAACCGTAGAACAGTCATACTCCGAAACGAAAGTATGCGTGTGCCCTACCGAGGCCATCGTCCAATTCCTAGACGGCTATAAGCAGTTCTACTTAGAAACTACAGGGTCAGTGACAGATTGTGTCTGCGTAGCAGCCGTGGGATGGTGGCGCTCCGGGGAGATACCTACCCAAGCCTCATGGACAGTCTCGCCGTCGGCATCCTCTGTGATGGAGTCGGTGTCATCGAGGTGCAGATCGTTGAAGAGGACAGTCTTGCAACTGAAGACTTCCTTATCGATGCCAGTCGAGAAACCACAATCATCTGTTTTGGGGTCATACAGAGAATGGGCGGATGAGGGAGGGGGTAGTGCGCTGCTCCATTGAAGATCATAGAGCGGGCCACCAGACACATTTGGTATGGATGTGTCCCACGGGGTACATGTTGTGACAATCAAGTCGCATGAGAAGGTCATGCCGCCAATCGTTGGTTGGCGCATTGAGATCTTGATTGATAGTCCGGGTTCGGGAACCCAGACCTTCCAGAAGACGGAATCTGAAGATGGTGGACCAGCGGGGGTGGCAGTTACGAGACTCCTCCCACCGATGAGGTAGGCGAGAGTGCCATTCTCGCCATCGATGGATGGGATGAGTTGTGGACCATTGGTACCAATGTTGATACCTACCATGGTGACATCGTAGTAGCCCTGATACCTAAAACCCAGGTGTTGCGTACAGGGTGTTGAGGTATCGTCGCTGATGAAGAAGACCATGTTCCGGAACATGTCGCCAATGTCGGGGAAGACATAGGGTCCTGCTTTCGGACGAAGCAGTTCGACTTCAGAGTCGCCGACACTGCCGACAGACAACATGAGGTAGTCGGGGGTGGTTTTCAGGTGGGACTGCAAAAGGTTGAGAGATGGGCCAAGAGGTGGTGTGTCAGCAGGCAGACCGTTATACGAACCATTGACCGCAAGCACCCTACCATCAGCCGATGAAAGCGGAGGGAGAGATGCGTTGCGGAATTCGACTTGGTAAGTAACGAACAGATTCCCAAGGTTGGGACCGCACGCTGCAGCAGGTAGACCTTCTGTAGCGACGGTGACAACACCGAAGTCGTAGAGATTCGGTGGGCCCTGGGCACCTTTGCGTCGAGTGTAGAGCATTTCTTGTTCCTGAAGTTCAGGATCACACTCGACGCCGTGGGCGATATCTTGTGCAGGGTTGCCGGATGCGGAGTTCTCGTAGTTCATGACAGCATTCATATTTACAATTGGTCTTGCGTTAGCGTTGTGCTGTGTCGCAATTGCAACCCGACCAAGTCCGACGGTCGGGGCATATGGTGATGATGTTGTCTCAATAGAGAAGATGAGGCCATGAACACGATAGCCGGAGAAGTTGTTGGCGATGTTTGAGAGCCATTTGAAGAGTAGCTCGTTGGTCGGTTGAATGCGGTAGCGTACGTACTGGAAGGCAGATGAAGTTTCACCTGGTTCGAGTGGGGAGACACGTACGGCTCCAACACATTCACGATGTGAGATCATGACGGTCTTGCCGACACCGAAACCGGCGCCGTTTGTGACCGCTGC